TTCTCATATAGAAGACTACGGACACTCATCACACACTTCTTTGATTATAGAAGAAAGTAATATTACCAGTATTTGGGATGGATATTTATCAAAGCTTGATGATTTTTTTAACAATGAAACAGAAACTTTAATCAGGCCCTATACAGATTTTGTGTCACTGATTAAATATAGAAATTTCGATTTTTCTTTCAATAATTTTCCAGAAGAGTTTGCAAAAACTGACTACATAATGCCTCCTCATGCAGACGATGTTTCTTATGACATGTCAGAACAAGATTTAATAGAAAGAAAATCTTTTGTGTCGAAAGGCATAATTATATTTATTAACGATGATTTTGAAGGTGGAGAAGTTGTGTATGTCAATAAGAATATATCTGTTAAGCCTAAAGCTGGCACACTAGTTTGCCACCCTGGAACAAAAGAATATTCTCATGCCGTAAATAAATTTTATAATGGAGACAGAATAATAGCATCAATGTTTGTACACAAGCTTCTGTAATATCTGACTAAAATAAAAACCCCAATCAGAGGCGGATCCGATTGGGGTTAAGCACTTACGTGCATACGTAAGGAGTTTTATCTCGACCTACGTAATTTTATTTTTATTTCCTTTATATTAAAGAATTTAATAAAAAGATTTTCTAATTTACACTCAAAACATTTACAGTTAGACAGAATTTGATTTTCCATTCTAAAGTATGGACTATTCATTACCTTTTGAAAATGTTTAGGTGACATAAACTAATTATATCACTATTCGTATTTTATAATGTCATTTTCATCAAGCTTGTTGTAAATTTCACTCATGTAATAAATCATTGCTGGGTTTGCCTCTTTAGTTTTTGCTTCCGCTTCTTCTTCAGTCATTCCAGACATCAATGCCATTTTTGTATTTATACTTTCATAAACTGCAACCATAAGTTGCACTACAGATTCTTTATCCTTATTCATTCTTTTCATCTTCCGCTCTAAATGCTGGGGAGGGTCCCAGCAAAAATCCCTCTTCATGATATTTTACCATTTTTTCAATCTCATTACTACCCCCATTTAATTTCGCTATTAGGCATAATACGTCATATATCCTATGAAGCATTATGTAGTTAACCATAGGGAGATTGTCTTCTAAATTATTACTCGGATTGTCCATTTTTTACTTTCATATCTTCAAGCAATTCATCAATAGTTATTAAACCTCTAGATTTAGCTTCTTCAGCATATTCTTTTACTACAATAAGTGCTTTTTCAGCAAGAAGCAACCCAGGCATATGCATGCATGGGATATTCCTTGCCACTTTGGCTCTTAGTGCTTCATCAAATTCATTATTCAGTGGCATTTTTTACACCCTCCAACATTTTTGAATAAATAGCGGTACCAATATAATTTTTATATTGGCAAGAAAGACAATACACAAATATTTTTTCTTCTATGTCTTCGTTTGAAAAGAGAAGACCCTGGTCTAATGGGCAAACCATCTCTGACACAAGGCCTTCTCTTGAGAGAGCTAGATATTGAGATACTACTTGTATCTTAATATTAACTCCTTTCTAACTTTTAGATGGAAACTTGTCTAACCACTCTTTTGTTCGAGGTGTTAAACCTTTCCATGACGACCAATCTTGACCGCCATTGGTCATATAATACGTTATCTCTGCGTTGATTGCTGGATCGAATAACGAGTAGTTACTATCCAGTTTGAACTTTTCTTTACGATCATCACCTAGGTTACCCAACATGTTGATCTGAAAAATTCCATAGGAACTGTCTCCAGTTTTCCTGTTGCCGTTATAAGCCATTGGGCGTCCATTAGACTCCTTTTTAGCCACAGCCCACGCCATTTTAAGGGCGCTACCCTCAAAGCCTACAGCCTTGAGAAGTTCAACCAATTCTTTGTCTGTTAAAGACTCTGATGGTTTCCACACAGTATTGCTGAATTGCTCCAGCTTTTCCTTGTTAAGTTGTGCTTCGGTTTTTACTTCTGGTTTTACAACCAGCGCAGATGCTGATTGAATTATTTCTGGTTGACCAGTAAATAAAAACAGTACAGCTACTGCTATTGCAACATAGTGATGTAAGACATCGCTAAGTTTTTGCTTTATATTCTCCATAGGCATTTCCTCCAATAGAGATAACGAACTATAAGAATACCATTAATCTTTACAATATGTCAACTTAAAAAAAAGTGTTTATTTATTCTAGTTAACCAATAAACTAGCTATTGAATAATATTTTTCACCCTTCCTTTCTATAAAAAACTTTGGTAGAATAAGACTCTTACTAAAATTTATGTGCCATAGGGCGGAAAAGAGACAAAATGACAAAAATTCAAAACTTTAAACAATCCTCAGATTACTTTGATGAGAAGCCAATGGTATTGCTTGAGCCAAATGCAGATAGCGCTTTAATAGAAAACCCATACGAAAATTTTATAGCTATTTCTAGATATGCTAGATGGATACCAGATTTAAATAGAAGAGAAACATGGAAAGAAACCGTAGATAGATATTTTTCTTTTATGCTAAACAACCTAAAAGAAAATTTTGATTATACTCCAGACGAGATACTTCTTTCAAATCTTAAAGATGCTGTATACAAGAGAAATGTAATGCCTTCTATGAGAGCTGTTATGACTTCTGGTCCCGCCCTAGAAAGAGATAACGTTGCTGGATACAATTGTTCGTATTTGCCAGTTGATCACCCAAGAGCATTTGACGAAACTATGTATATATTGATGTGTGGCTCTGGAGTTGGTTTCTCAGTAGAATATAAGTACATTAATAAGCTTCCTTCAATCCCTCAAACTTTGGAAAAAGTTTCTGACGTTATTGTTGTAGAAGATTCTAAAACAGGCTGGGCAACAGCCTACAAGATGCTTTTAAAAAGCCTATGGGATGGAAAGATTCCATCCTTTGATGTTACAAAAGTTAGACCAGCTGGTGCAAGGCTTAAAACCATGGGCGGAAGATCATCTGGACCGCAGCCCCTTGTAAACTTATTTGATTTTACTATTGCAAAGTTTAAAAATGCAGCAGGAAGACAACTTAAGCCAATTGAAGCGCATGACATAATGTGTAAGATTGGCGAGGTTGTTGTTGTTGGAGGAGTTCGCAGATCAGCTATGATTTCTCTTTCTAATATAAACGATATAGAAATGGCTCAAGCAAAATCTGGAAACTGGTGGGAACACAATCCACAACGTGCTCTTTCAAATAATTCTGTAGCATATTCTAGAAAGCCAGATATGGAGCAGTTTATTTCTGAATGGAAATCGCTATACGATTCAAAATCTGGAGAGCGAGGAATCTATAATGTTGCAGCAGCACAAAAACAAGCTGCATTGAGCGGGAGAGACCCAGAGATACACTACGGAACTAATCCCTGCTCAGAAATCATATTAAGACCAAATCAGTTCTGTAACTTGTCAGAAGTTGTTATTCGTGAAGATGATAACGAAGAGTCTGTTTCTAGAAAAGTAGAGCTTGCTTCAATACTTGGTACATGGCAATCTACACTAACAAACTTTAAGTACATAAGAGATGTTTGGAGAAAAAATACAGAAGAAGAAAGACTGCTTGGCGTATCTTTAACTGGTCAGTTTGGAAATTCTTATTTTTCTGGAAAATATCAAGCACATAAAAAAGAAGGTTATACATGTAGGTACGCATGTCCTGGAAATTGCGAAAATTTAGATCACATTAAAGAAGATGATCACCTTCGACTAGAACATGCCCTACAAAGACTAAAGACCAGAGCTAACGAAGCAAATAAAAAAGAGGCATTAAATATTGGCATAAATCCTTCTGCTTCTGTTACATGTGTAAAGCCTTCTGGAACAGTTTCACAGCTTACTGGAGTTTCTTCTGGCATGCATCCTTGGCACTCAGAATATTACATAAGAACAGTTCGTGGCTCAAAAGGAGATCCAATTTCAATTTTTCTTAAAGAGATTGGAATACCAGTAGAAGACGATGTTATGAAGCCAACCGAAACTTATGTTTTTTCTTTTCCTGTAAAGGCACCAGAAGGTGCTACACTTAGAAAAGACCTTACAGCCATAGAGCACCTTGAGCTTTGGATGATATACCAAAAGGCTTGGTGCGATCATAAGCCATCAATTACAGTATCTGTAAAAGACGAAGAGTGGATGGAAGTGGGTTCCTGGGTATATAAAAACTTTGACGATCTTTCTGGAATTTCTTTTCTTCCATACTCTGATCACTCTTACAAGCAAGCCCCATACCAAGAGGTTTCAAAAGAAGAATATGAAGATCTGGTATCAAAGATGCCTAAAAGCATTAGATGGGAAGATTTATCTTTCTACGAGCTAGAAGATGGCACTTCTACAAATGCAACGCTTGCATGTAGCTCTGATGGTAATTGCGAATTGGTAGATATTAGCGCATAGTGGTACAATAATATAATTGGGTTAAAGCCCAAAATTACTAGGCAACCCGCCTAGAAATAAGGAGGATCAAAAATGGCAAAAGCTAAAGAAGATCTTAATGGAGATGGAAAGGTTACAATGCAAGAGAAGATTCTAGCAGCACTAGCAAGTTATGGACGTCATTTTCTAGGAGCGGCAATTGCTCTATATATGACAGGCAACACCAGCCCAAGAGACCTACTACTTGGCGGATTCGCTGCCACAGCACCCGTAATTTTGAAAGCACTTAACCCTAATGAATCATCATTTGGGTTTACCAACAAGTAAACAAAAATAGTCGATTAGAAATACTCCTGTGCTAAAATTAGTACAGGAGTATTCCTATTTAGGAGACTATGGCAAATGGCAGGACAAAAGAATTTCGAAGTAGATCAAAATGCAACATTTAGTTTTATAGTAGAATATAAAGACGAAAATGACGATGCAATTGATCTTACTGGTGCATCTGCAAAGATGCAGGTGCGTGATACAAAGGGCGGCAATAAATTAGCTGTTACACTAACATCACCATCTGGCGGAATTACAATTGATGGACCTAATGGTAAATTAACTGTAAAAATGACACCAACACAAACAAGCAAAATCTTTTATCCTAAATCATCTTATGATGTTATGGTTGTAGATTCTAATGGGAATAAAATAAAGCTCCTTGAAGGGTTTATGACCCTAAATAGATCGGTAACTATTTAATGACTGAATCCGTAGTTGTTCGAGAGCAAATAAATAAAATAGTAATTTCTTCTCCAGGTCCACAAGGACCAAGAGGAAGAACCATTCTAAATGGAAATGGGGATCCAGCAGCAAATTTGGGTCTTACTGGAGATTTTTACTTTGATATGCTTTCAGCTGCATTTCACGGACCAAAGCTTTCTGATTTAAATTGGTCGGGAGCAAGCAAAATATTTTTAACAAACAATACGCTAGCCTATCCTTGGGAGCTAACTCAAGTTACTGGTCCTTTGTCTGGAGTGTATTCTGTTGTTATTAATCACGGGCTAGGGTATCAACCAAACGTAACAGTTAAGTCTAGCGCTGGAGATATTTTGGAAACTGGAATAGACTACAATAGTACTAATCAAATAACACTGACTATGGCTCAACCATTTTCAGGGACAGCATACCTGTCATAAGGAGATAGCAAATGGCAAGAAAATTTTTAGTTAGCGTTGATCTCAACAAGAATGAGTTGCTCAATGCTAGAATCCAAAACTTAGGCGCAGCGCCTTCAAATCCAGTATCTGGTCAGATTTACTATAACACTGGAACAAATGTTCTTTACTTCTATAATGGCACTGAGTGGACACCAGCATCTGGTTCTACTGAAGTAATTCAAGATGTTATTGGATCTTCCGTAATAGCTGGTACAGCTTTAACATCAACATATAACGATGTTGCAGGAACAACTACATTAAATCTTAATGATACAGCAGTAACTGCTGGATCATACGGATCAACAACAGCAATTCCTACATTTACAGTTGACGCTCAAGGTCGTTTGACTGCAGCTGGAACAGTAAACGTAGCAACTAATCTTTCAGTTGCTGGAGATACAGGAACAGATACAGTTGACCTTCTTACAGATACTCTTACAGTAGCTGGCGGAGAGGGAATTGACGTAGCTGTAACAAATAATACAATTACAATTTCAGCAGAAAACGCAACATATACAAATAAGGGTGTAGCAAGTTTCGATGCAAGCGACTTTACAGTTGTAGGTGGCGAGGTATCTCTTAATAAAGATCCAGTAATTACTCTTTCAGGAGATGTAACTGGTTCTGCAACAATGACCAATTTGGGCGATGTTACAATATCAACAACAATTGAGCCAAACTCAGTTGCTCTTGGTGCTGACACGACTGGAAGCTATGTTTCAACAATTGTTGGAACATCTGGAGAAATTACAGTTTCAGGATCTGGATCAGAATCAGCAGCAGTAACTATTGGCTTGCCAGATGATGTAACAGTTACTGGTAACTTAAGCATTGGTGGAAACCTTGATGTTCAAGGATCTATTAACTCTATAAGCACAACAGAAGTTAATATTGTTGACAATAAAGTTGTTCTTAATACAAATGTTACTGGAGCTCCATCATCAGATGCTGGTCTTAAGGTAAACCGTGGAACCTCTGCAGATGTAGAAGTTTTATGGAATGAGGCGGCAGACCAATGGACATTAACAAATGACGGCACAAATTATCATGAGATAACAAGAAAATATAAGACTACACTAAATACATCAGCAACATCTTATACAGTTACACACAATTTAGGCACAAAAGATGTAGTGGTTTCTATATATGAAGTAGCATCACCATTTGCAGAAATATTTGCAGATGTTGAGCATACATCAGATTCAGATATAACTATTAAATTTGCAGTTGCACCAACAGCTGGAGAATATAGAGTAGTTGTAATAGGATAAGGATTCTAAATGGCTAAAAAGTTTAAATCCCTACTCAACCTCCTTACACTTGCAGAAGACCCAATTTATGGTTCATCTGGAGATGTATACTTTAATGTTACAAGTAAGAACATTAAGATATACAATGGTAGTGTTTGGGTTGACTTAACTCCAGCCTCTAAAGATCCCGCCCCATTTTATATGCACACACACTCCTATGATGGAAATGTTCATACAGTTAACTTAAATGAAACTGTATATTTTGATAATTTAAATCAAAATTCTGGAGTTGAAGAAACAGTTCCTGTTATAATTGGCATAGACGGTGGTTCTCCAACATCATCGTATACAAATGCAAGTTACACGCAACTAACACTGTTGGATGGAGGACAAATTGGCAACTAGCTACCCAACATCAAAAGATAACTTTACAAATCCTGCTGCAACCGAATCAATGGAAGGCCACGCAACGCTGCATGGTAATGTCAATGATGCAATTGAAGCAATTGAAAATAAGCTTGGTGTAAATAATTCACAAGATGTAAACTCAATAGACTACAAGGTAAGTCAGCTTCAGGCAAACCTATCCACTCTAGATGCAGAAAATGCTTCAGAGCTTTTGGGACTGGACGGGAACAATGATCTTACTATAGACGGTATAGAAAATAAAACAATTATAGATTCATTCTCAAAGACAGTATACAAGACAGTTAGATACGCACTACAGATTGATAAGTCTGTTGGAAATCTAACACATACTTCAACTATTGTTTTGCTTAACGATGGAACCAATGTTTACATATCAGAATCAGACATCGTATCAAACACAGATTTATCACTAGCCACAGTCACTTTTGAAGAAAATAGCGGTATAATAAGTCTATGCGTAACACCTGTTTCAGGATCAATAAAGGTAAGATATTTTAGAACAGCATTAAAAGCATAAAAAAGCAGTAAAAGGGAGTCATATCAATGGCAACAGTAAACAAAAACTTTAGAATTAAAAATGGTCTGATCGTTGAGGGTGCTACAGCTACCGTTAACGGTTTTGATGTATTAACCAAGGCACAGGCAGACCAAGACTACATTGTTGGTATTATTGGCGGTACAGCAACTTCAGCCAATACAGCAAATACCGTAGTAAAACGCGATGCCAATGGCAACTTCGCCGCAGGAACAATTACTGCTACATTTGTTGGCAACCTTACTGGTGATGTAACAGGTACAGTTTCAAGTCTTGCAAATCACGATACAGCAGACCTTGCAGAAAATGCAGCAAACAAATACTTCACAGATGCTCGTGCACTTTCAGCAACAGCCGCAGCATACGATGCAGCAGGCTCAGCAGCAGCAGCGCAATCAGCAGCAATTACTGCAGCAGGAACAGATGCAACAACTAAGGTAGCAGCAGAAGCAGCACTTAGAGTATCAGGCGACGCAGCTTCAGTATCAACTGCATCAGCAGATGCAACATCTAAGGCTAACGCAGCTCAAGCAGCAGCTATCTCAACTGCATCAGCAGATGCAACATCTAAGGCTAACGCAGCACAGTCAGCAGCAGAAGCAACTGCAGCAGCAGATGCTACAACAAAGGCTAACGCAGCTCAAGCAGCAGCTATTTCGGCAGCAGCATCAGATGCTACATCTAAGGCTAACGCAGCACAGTCAGCAGCTATTTCGGCAGCAGCAGCAGATGCTACATCTAAGGCTAATGCAGCACAGTCAGCAGCAGAAGCAACAGCAGCATCCGCTCTTTCATCTGCAATATCAACAGAGGTTTCAGACCGTAATACAGCAATTGCAGGAGCAGTAAGTACATTAGTAGACGGCGCACCAGACCTTCTTAATACTTTAAATGAACTTGCAGCAGCAATTAATGATGACGCTAATTACACAACAACTATTACAACAGCTTTGGGAACAAAGGCACCACTTGCTTCTCCAGCACTAACTGGTACACCTACAGCACCTACTGCAGCAGCAGATACTAATACAACTCAGATTGCAACTACAGCATTTGCTAAGGCAGAAGCAGACGCAGCAGAAGCCGCAGCAGCATCCGATGCAACCGCTAAGGTAGCAGCAGAAGCAGCACTCAGAGTCTCAGGCGACTCAGCCTCAGTATCAACCGCAGCAGCAGATGCAACATCTAAGGCTAACGCAGCACAGTCAGCAGCAGAAGCAACTGCAGCAGCAGATGCTACAACAAA